GCAGGTCTTGGTATTGGACTGCAACTGCGCACTTGGAGCCAATCAAACTACGGTCAAAACTTGGTGTTTAACCCTCGTGGCGGGGCACTCTATTACTGGGTAGTGGATTCAAACCCAACCATCTTTAACCGCGCTCAAGTAGTTAATGCCAATAACACCAATACGCAAAACAGTATTGCTTATTGGGATGCGGACTCCACTTGTCCAACAGTATGTAATTTTGTGTTGGTGTCGGATGCCAGCCGATTCACAATTGCTTTTGGCACAAATGATCCAACCGGGGTGTATGCCACCGCAACGCTAGACCCCATGCAAATACGTTGGTCTGACCAAGAAAATTTGCTGGTTTGGACACCTGCCATTACCAACCAAGCGGGGGATTATCGGCTTAGCCACGGGTCGGCCATTATTACAGCTCAACAAACCCGGCAAGAAATTTTGGTGTTTACGGATTCCACAATCTACTCTATGCAGTATTTAGGCCCGCCCTATGTGTGGAGCTTTCAGATTCTGGGCGACAACATCTCTATTGCTGGCCCCAATGCAGTAGCCACAGCCAACAACATTACATACTGGATGGGGTTGGATAAGTTTTATATGTACTCAGGCCGGGTGGAAACGTTGCCATCTACGTTGCGTGAGTATGTGTACACAGACATAAACATTTCCCAATCTTTCCAATTTGTGGCGGGAACCAATGAGGGCTACAACGAAGTTTGGTGGCAATATTGTTCTTCCAATTCAAACGTGGTTGACCGCTATGTCATATACAACTACGTGGATAACGTCTGGTATTACGGCGATTGGTCAAACTACACAGGTACGGCTTATCAAGGTAGAACGGCATGGCTGGACAGCGCGTTGCGCAAATATCCTATGGCAGTTACCTATGGCACTGCTGGCGGCAGTTCAAACGCGCTACTGGTTTACCACGAAAGCGGCGTAGATGATGGCACGGTTAACCCACCTGTACCTATTGTGGCCAATGTGCAGTCATCTGACTTTGACATTGGGGACGGCAACAACTTTGGGTTTGTGTGGCGTTTAATCCCTGACCTGACGTTTGACGGCTCTAACGTTAACCAGCCGGTTGCGTATTTCACAGCACTACCAAGAACCTTTCCCGGCGCGGCGTATGGGAACTCAAACGATCCGGCGGTGACCAGCACCCAGAACTACCAGAACCAGATCACGTATAACGTGCAGCAGTTTACCCAGCAGGTCTATGTTCGAATACGTGGGCGGCAGATGGCGTTCAAGGTCAGTTCTGGAACCACAGGGTCAGCAACGGATGGGTTGGGTGTGCAGTGGCAACTGGGCGCTCCTCGTATTGACATTCGCCCTGATGGGAGGAGATAAATGGGATTTAAAACCGTTACCCCGCCGCGCCTGCCATCCGCTCCAGATGAGTACAGTTCTCAGTATCAAGAGCAGTTCATGAACATCTTGAGGCTGTATTTTAACCAAATAAACAGCCCCACCCCCGCCGTTTTTGCGTCTGCTGGCGTTGGGACTACCGGGGTGGTGTCGGGTATGACATTTGCTCAACCAAGTCCCACTACGCCCGGACAATCCGTTATCAGCCTGCCAACGCAAGCTGACTTTGCCAACCTGCGTTCTGGTGACATTTATTACGACACTTCAGGGGGCGCAGCCACCAGCTACCCTTTGCGAATAAAGGCCTAACATGATACCATTTGACCAATTAACCAGGAGTACGCTATGAGCGGTGGCGGCGGATTTGACCCCGGCAAAGACCTTGCCAATCTCGACAAAGATTTAGGTCTCTCTAAGAACGCACCGCTGATTGCGGCAGCGACTGCCATGTACTTTACTGGTGGTGCCCTTGGTGGAGAAACCGTTGCTGCTGAACTTGCTGGCAAAGCTGCATTGACTGCTGGTGCAGAGACAGCGGCAACTAGTGCAGCGGGAGAAACGCTTGCTGGTGCGGGTATTTCAAGTTTGGCTCCTGCCGCCACTGCCGCTGCTCCTGCTGCCGCCGCTGCTCCTATGGCTGAATTTGCTGGTGCTGGTGCTGGTGCTGGTGCTGGTGCTGGTGCTGGTGCTGGTGCTGGTGCTGGTGCTGGTGCGGCCCCTGTTGCTAGTCCTTATGCAGCACAAGGCGGTGCGTCTTTAGCCGACATGTATGGCGGCCCTGCCGCCGCCCCTGCTCAAAGCGGGCTTCCGGGCCTGTTTGACCAAGCCACTACCGCATACGGAAACCTCAACCCCGTAGCCAAATACGGTATCCCGCTTGCTGCTGCGGCAATGCTGTCAGACCGCGATAAATACGGCACTCCCAGACAAGAACCTTATGACGGCCCGTTGAACAAGCTCAAGTACGACCCAGACCGCTATCGCCCAATTGAAGTCAAGCCGCCCACCCCCTACACCCCGGTGTATAAAGACTACCGCAACATGGCGGGCGGCGGCTTGGCCGATCTGGGGGGTTACGCCGACTACGCAGGCGGCGGGCGCATGCTCAAAGGCCCAGGAGACGGCATGAGTGACAGCATCCCTGCCACCATTGCAGGCAAGCAACCCGCCCGGTTGGCCAACGATGAGTTTGTGGTTCCTGCCGATGTGGTCTCCCACCTTGGCAATGGCTCATCTGACGCCGGGGCCAAGCAGTTGTACAGAATGATGGACAAGGTTCGCGCCGCCAGGACAGGTAAAAAATCCCAGGCCAAGCAGATCAACCCAACCAAGTACATGCCAGCATGACGCTCACTGTCCAGCATGTTCCGCAACAGTACGCTGCCCAGACTTGGCCGTTGGTGGAAAAATTCATTGCTTCGGCAGAAAAGTTTGGCGGGGATGACTACTCGCTTGAGCAGATCAAGATGTACGTCACGCTGGGATACTGGACTTTGTTAGTAGCCACTGACAAAGACAAACAAATCCACGGGGCAACGACAGTCACTTTTCAAAACTACCCCAACGACAGGGTGGCGTTTGTGACCAGCGCCGGGGGTGCCGGGATTGTCAACGAACCAGTACTCGATCAACTAAAAGCGGTGTTGCGCGGCATGGGCGCTACCAAGATTCAAGCGGGAGGGCGTCCAGCAATGGTGCGTCTCTTGGAGAGCCAGGGATTTACACGGCGCTATACCGTGGTTGAAACAAAAATATGAGGGCATTGTGATGTTCAAACTTACCGACATACTTAACTTTTTCATGGGGCCGCGCCTGTACTTAGGTGGCGGGGGTGGGGGCGGACAGGCACAACCTACGCAAACCACGGTTAACAACACCAGCATTCCTGACTATGCGCGTCCGTATGTAGAGACGATGCTGGGCACAACCCAGCAGCAGTTGTACAACTACGAGACTGACCCGACTACGGGGCAAAAGTTTGCCACCAGCATGAAGGGCTACACGCCGTTCAGCGAAGACCCATCCAAGTACGTTGCTGGGTTCAGCCCCATGCAGGAACAGTCGTTCAGGGGAGCCGCCAACATGGGCACCTCTCCCCAGTTGGACACGGCATCCGGACTGGCAGGCTTGGCAGGACAACGCGCCATGGGAGCAAACTACCAAGCAGGGCAGTTTGATAATCAGTTCCAAGCTCCGCAAAATTACCAAGCCGGGCAATTCAACGCCCAGCAAGTTAACGCGCCTGGGTTGCAAAATTATCAGATGCAAGGGCCGTCAGATGTAAGTGCGCCTGGGCTACAACAATATCAGATGGGACCAGCCCAACAGGTGGGTACCCAAGATTACACGGGTCAGAATGTCAGTCAGTACATGAATCCCTACATGCAGAATGTGGTGGATATTCAGCAGCGCGAAGCCCAACGCCAAGCCGACATTGCTGGAACTCAACGTGGTGCCCAGGCAGCTAGGTCAGGGGCATTTGGCGGTTCTCGTGCGGCCATTATGGATGCAGAAGCTGCACGTAACTTGGCTACCCAAAAGGGCGATATTCAAGCATCCGGGCAGAACGCCGCGTTTCAAAACGCTCAGCAGCAATTCAACGCCCAGCAACAGGCCAGTCTGCAAGCGCAGCAAGCTAACCAAGGCGCGGGCCTTACGGTTGGACAGCAGAATCTTGGCGCTCAATTGGGCATACAACAACTGGGCGCAGGGCAAAATCTTCAGTCTCAGCTTGCTAATCAGCAGATGGGCTACAACGTAGGCCAGCAAAATCTTGGTGCGCAGTTACAAACTCAACAACTTGGCGCTGGGCAAAACCTCCAGGCACAGTTGGCCAATCAACAGCAAGGCATGACCGCGCAACAATTGGGGGAACAGTCTCGGCAGTTTGGCGCAGGTCAAGGCATGACTGCGGCACAGCAACGTGCGCAGTACGGACTGGCTGGGCAACAAGCTGGGGAACAGTCGCGTCAGTACGGCGCTGGTCTGGGTATGCAAGGACTTCAAACTGGTTTGCAGGCTGCGGGGCAGTTGGGGCAGTTGGGCCAAACGCAGTACGGTCAACAACTTAGCAACGTCAATTTGCAGAACCAAATGGGCGCTCAACAACAAGCGCAGCAGCAAGGCATCCTGAACCAGCAGATTCAGAATTACGCCATGGCGCAGCAGTACCCCCAGCAGCAGTTGGCCTTTATGAGCAACATGCTGCGCGGCCTGCCGATGCAGTCCACCACTGCCAATATGTACCAAGCCGCGCCCAGCAATGTATCGCAACTGGCAGGTCTGGGCATGGCAGGCTACGGCTTGAGCAAGATGAAAAAAGGCGGCAAAGTTAAAGTCGCGCAGCGCCCGGCAGGTCTGGCTGAGCTGGCACTCTCCAAAATGGCGTAAGGAACATTCATGATTAACGTCAACCAAATTACCGCCCAGATGGCGCGGATGTCCGACCCAGCATTGCAACAGTACGCGGCCATGCACAAGTCCGATCCTTATACGCTGTCACTGGCGCTGTCCGAGTCCAACCGCCGTAAAGAGATGCGCCAGGGGGCGCAGATGCAACAGCCGCCGCAGCCCAAGGTGGTTGACCAAGAGATTGCGCAGATGGGGCCGCAGATGCCACCCCGACAAGGGATGCAGCCCCAACAGCTTCCCGAAGACAGTGGTATTGGCCAACTCCCAGCGCCCAACATGAAGGGCATGGCGGCTGGCGGCATCGTTGCTTTTGACGAAGGCGGGGAAGTACCTGGGTACGCAGGTGGCGGTGACACGCAAGCAATTAATTACCGCCAAGCAATCATTGACGAAGCGCAACGCCAAGGCGTTCCTGCGGCTGTGGCGTTACAGATTTCTGGCGTTGAAAGTGGGTTTAATCCAAACGCAAGACCCATTGACCCCAAGACAGGCAAGCCGCGTTCTTCTGCCACAAGTTTCTTCCAAGTAATAGACAAGACATTTAAAGACTTGGGGGGCGATCCCGACAAACGAACTGACCCAATGGAGAATATTCGGATAGGCGTCAAGTCACTTGCGCAAAATCAAGCAGCACTTACTAAAACCCTTGGACGCGAACCCAAACCGCAAGAATTGTACACAACGCACTTCTTGGGCACAGAGACGGGTTCTAAGCTTTTGACTGCTGATGCGGCCATGCCTATTGGCAAATTTTTAGCTAGTGCAGACCCTAAAAATAAAGACAAAATTATTGCCGCCAATCCAGAAGTGTTGGGCGGCAAGAAAACCGTTGGCGACGTTATGGCGTGGTCGGAACAAAAAATGTTGCCTGTCATAGCAGGTGGTGCAGCGCAGGCCAGTACAACCGCCCCACAAGGCGGAAACGGCATTGATGACTTGGGGCAAGCTGCGTTTGGTAAATACCCGTCTTCTGGAATCCAACGTCAAAAAGGCAGATTGTCAGAAGCCATTACTTCTGGCACAGGGCCAGGGCAAATGATTGAGGGGGCCACCGACCTGCCATACAACTTGGCAGGTATTCCTATGGACATCAGCCACCAAGTTGCAAAAGTCTTTGGAAGCAAAACGCCAAACGAAAAAATCTTTGGTACAAGCGCTTATTTAAAAAATAAAGCCACCGAAGCGGGCATTCGTAAACCAGAAACCACAGACCCCACTTTGGCAGGATTTCGTACAGCAGGTGAGTTGGGTTCGTTGCTTGTCAATCCGCCAGGAGCAGGTGCGGGTATCCCCCGACTGCTGACTCCAGAAACAGGCCGTGTTATAGGAGCAACGGGTAAAACCAAAGCAGACCAGATCATCCCCGATCTAAACTACAAAACGGCCCAGCAACTTGATGCTGCGCGGCTGACCCCTGCTGAAATAGCCGAACTGGCCAAGCTGCGTAACGCTCCCCCAGCAGTTCAGCCTCAAAGTTTGCTTGGTTACGACGCCCCACAAGGGTTGCTTACACACGGCGCTACTCCTCCCCCAGCCGCTGCCCCTGCTGCGGAAAGCGGCTTGCCAACGCTGTTGAAAGGCGATTTGGTGCCGCCCGGCCCCGGCGCATCCCGCCAAGAAATACTGGCGTTTGAGAGCAACCTGCGCAAACAAGCGCAGGAGCTTAAAGAAGCGTACCCGGTTGCTACACAGGCAGACGTTGCCGCTATGCGTGCCGAAGGTAGCGCAGCCCCTGCCGCGCAACAAAACTACGGACAACCACCCATGCGCTACACGGCGGATGAGGACCGCGCACGCAAACTGGCAACGGAAAAACTTGCAGCCCGACCCCCCGCAACAACCGCAGTAACTGAAGCCAGTGCGGTTAAACCCGCAATAACTGAGGCAAACGCAGTTAGAACCACCGCAACAAGACCTTTGGTTGACGCCGTAGGTCCGTCCGCCGCTGCTTTGAAAACAGGTGAGGGTGTGGCGTCTTTGTTGAGTAACAGGCCCACAACTACCGAACTTGAACCCGACTGGGACATGAGCAAAGGACTGGCGTCTTTACCTGACACCAAAGACTTGGAAAAAATTGGCAAAGAAGCCACACCCAAGAGCGAACGCAAAGGCATGTCGGGTGAAGACTTTCTGATGATTGGTTTGGGCATCATGAGTGGACAGTCGCCCCATGCAATTACCAACATCGGTGAAGGCGGTCTCAAAGGGTTGCAGATGGTGCAAGCTTCGCGTAAGGAGGCTTCAGAAGCCGCAGCACGGGAAATGATGGCTGAGAGATACGGCATTGGCGCGGAAGTCCAGTTGGTCAATGCAATGCGAGACCCCACGTTTGCAGCCAACTACCGCACTCTGGTAGAAGCTAAAAACGACCCTCGACAGATGCAAGCCCTGGCGCAAGAGATGCTCAAAACGCCTGGACAAATGGAGATGCTTAAAAAGCTCGACCCCACGTTGTATAGCATGTTGCGTTCCAGTGTGTTGGGCGGACTTGCGCCAGCGCCAATTTCATCTCCGGGGGGTGGCGCAGCTATCCGCGCACCTATACAATAACCACAGCCGTCTAAACTGGGGTCGGCCCCAGTTTAGATTTTCAGTTTGCCGACAAGTTGAGACGCCATGCCACAGTACCTGCCTTTACCAGACGGAACTTTTCTGCCAATTGAAAAGGGGCAGAACCCTCGAGAAGTGTGGCTTCGTGCCATGGAGGTGTATCCAGAAGCGTTTGGCGTTGAAAAGGAAAAGCCCCCAGAACCCACAGTTGGGGGACAGGTCAAAGAGTTTGCCAAAGGCATTATTCCCGGCGCTATTGGCATGGCCGAGTCGGCAGGCACAGGTATTTCTGCACTGCTGCCCGATGAACAAGAGAAGTCTGCACGCAGAATCATTGGCAATTTAGCGGCTTCAGCACGCGAACCTTTTGCCGCTGCCCCTGGATACGAAGAGACTGTTGGGCGAAAGCTCGGCGAATCGGTTGGTTCTGTCGTGCCGTTTTTGGCTATGGGGCCGCTGGGTGCCGCAGGGCGGCTGGGCATGGCCGGGCTGGGGGTGGGTGCTGGAGCGGGCGAAGCCAGAGTGCGGGCCGAGCAGGGCGGTGCGGATGCTGAACAACGCGCTTTAGCTACAGGTCTTGGTGGCATCGTGGGCGCAACCGAAATGTTTGCCCCGGCCAGAATTCTTGGGCGGTTGTCTGCCCCCGTGCAGGCAGGTGCTGTTGCTGCGGTCAAACGTGCGTTGGTGGCAGGCGGCGAAGAAGCCGCACAAGAAGCCGCTACCCAAGTTGCGCAAAACTTGATTGCCAAGGGCATTTACAAACCCGAACAGGAAATTATTGAACAGGTTGGTGAGTCCGCTGCATACGGCGGCGCTACTGGCGCGTTGGTTCAAGGTCTGCTTGACATGGCTATTGGTCGCCGTGCTAAAGGCCCGACAACTCCCACGCAACCTACGGGCGGTGCGGCTGAACCAGCCATCACACCCCCAATTACACCCCCCGGCCCGCCCACACAGGGTATGACGGGAGCGCCTGTCGGCACAATTACGCCCGAAGAAACGGCGTTGGACGAACAATACCAGCAGTTGTTGGGCACTTTTAAAGCACTCAAAGCGGAACGCAAGGGCAAAGGCAAGCAGCCTGACCCGTCTTTAGATGCGGAAATTGCTGCGGTACAAGAACAGCTCAAGGCCATTTCGCCATTGCACGCCCCCATTCGCGCCAAGATGCGCGTGGAACGGGAAAAGCAAGCGTTGCTTGAAAAGCAAATGGCGTTTGCGGACGAGAAGGCAAACCGCATGCAGGAAATGCGTGCGGTGCAGGAGGGGGAACAACTGCGTGTTGCGGGGCTGACACCACAAGAATACGCAGACGAGCGCACATACGCCGTACCAGAAACGTCACAAGTACCGAAAGGAACAATGCCTACGCCCGTAGGCCCGACGCCTCAAACTGCGGCGCAAGCGTATATGGCGCAACAGATTGCGCTGGCTGACGAAAACGAATTGACCAGTCAGAAAGCGCCTGAACAACAAGTCTCAGATTACGCGCAGTACTTGCTGGCTAATCCCGAAATGGCTGCACAACTGGTGCAGTTCAATGCGCAAATCCCCACGCTTAACAGCAAACAAAATGCAAAAGTGCTGGAGCTTTTACAAAGCGCTTTGAAACTGCAACGCAACCAATCGGAGTCCGCAGCCGCAAAACAAGCACAGGCTGCGGCTGAACAAGCGCAAGCAGATGCAGATCGCCGTCAATCGTTGATGGCCGGGCAGGTAAACGCCCGTCCCGGCTCAGAACTAGCCCCTGTATTGAAAACACAAAAGACCATACAGGAAGAAAAAGACGCTTTGCAACGCATAAGCAAACGCAAGATGGGCATGGGCGTGGCCTCTACCGACCAGTTTGACTTGTTTGACGCAGAACCCGGCCCACAAAAAGAACCCCCCGCAGGGTCTTCAGCCATGGGGCAGTTGCGCCAACGGTTGGAAATTGAAGCTCCGCTCATGGCGGCAAGCGAAGCATACAAACAAGCACGTAAAGATTTTGACGGTTCTCCTGAGAAACAAGCCGCCCTCAACGCCGCGCAGGACGCCTATGCTGCGGCCCAAGAGCAGTACCAGAAAGACTTGAAGCGCCAGCGTGAAGAAGAACCAATCTACACGGCAGAAGAAGAGAAAGTAGAAGTAGAAAAAGAACGCAAGTTTACAAAAGTTCCAAGTGAGGGGTTTCGGTTGTTTAACCGTCAAGGAGCGCCTGTTCGGCCTTCGGACTACAACAACATGTCTCAGCGGCTGGCCAGTGTGCTGGCACGCAACGATTTACCAAGCGACACGTACCAGTTTTTGCGCAGGGCAGAGCGGGCGTTGCCTCGGTATGACGCCACCGCCAAAGAAGCCCGGGAACTTCGGGGAGATTACAGAAGCGGCACAGGCGCAAAACGCGAAGGTATGCTGCGCATGGAAGAAGAGACGGGGGGTTTCCTGTCGCTGCTTGATGAACAGCTTGCCCGTATTGAACGCGAGGAAGAAGGCTTCCCCAAAACGCAACGCACCGTAATTGAACAGCGGCGTACTCGTGGCACTACCGCAGACGTAACTGAACCTACGCAAGCGGAAGCACTAAACCAAAGAACAGAAACAGCAAATTTTGCCAAAGCAGTTGCTGCGGCAGAAGCTCGAGCTGAAAAGGCAAAAGCGGAATACGAAGCCGCGCCAGCGTCTAACCGTGCGGCAGGTAAGAAATTGTTTGAGTCCGCAGAAAGAGCGTACCAAGCTTTGGTGGAGTACGGAAGAACGCGGCAGATAGAACAACCCGGCGCACAAGAAGATCGCACACGGACAAACATCCCCGGCGTTTCCAAAGCACGGCCTGTTGAAGCTCGTACTGGGCGGACCCTGCGCGGCAAAACTGTGCCCCTGTCTCTCCAAGCAGAACTTGAACCGCTTATTCGCGCGCAAGAAGAAGCCGCTGGGCAAGGGCCGTTGCCTGTGGGGCAGCGCGAACTGTTTGAGGAACTTGAAGGTAGTGTGGGCTTTGCTCGAGATACTCGTGCACAGTTTGTGCGGTTCCTGCGCGAAAGCGCGGTTGTTAAAAAACTGCGGGCTGAACTGAACAAAGCGGGAGACGTTATCAACCGCGCACAAAAGTTGCCCAAGTTGCAGCAAGAAATAAAAGACTTGCAAGAACGTGTTGCGGCCATGCAAGCGGCGGACGTTCAGTATTCCAAAGCTATGAAGACCGTGCGGCAGCACGGCAAAGATGTAAAACGCGGCGAAACAGATTTGAAACAAGTGGGACAAGCGTTCACTGCTTTGGAAGTTAGCCGCATGGAGTTGGCGGGGTATGTAGACGACCTCCAAACAACAAAGGGGGCGTTGGAAGCACAGCTACAGCGTTTCTACGACATGGTTGCGCCGTTTCCAGAAATGGCTTTTGCTGCGG